TTTTCTTTTGAGTCGATTCCACTACCCGCCCACAGTCCGTTTGATGGTCCTGGTGTCTCTTGCACATGCAAGAATGCTTGCGGAGTTCATGTTATGCAACCGGAATCCGCCGTTGTAGGATCAAACTATACAAACATCCCGCGAACAAAGATACCGCGTATTCAGGTGGCTTTGTATTCCGAAAACAGTCAAGGATTGGTGCGCTACTTAGGTGTGGCGACCAGAATTGAGGATTGGTTGGTGACGCCCACTCATGTGATCGTCGCTCACGATAAAGTTTCGGCTTTATCGACGGTTAGTTCTAACGATATGTTGCCCACTTCATTTAGCTTGGATTGCTCAAAGTTTGAACCTATTGAGGGAGACTTATCCGCCATTAAGTTGGCGGAAGCTGAGTTCTCAAGATTAGGTCTTATGAAAGCGAGTCTGGCAACTATGGAGGGGCCTATGTTAGTTTCAGCCGCTTCCTCATCAAAGGATCCAGAGATGTCATTTGGAATGCTTAATCACGACGCAAAGGTGTTTGGAGGAGTGTTGTTTAGTGGGTCCACGAAAGGCGGGTTTTCTGGTGCAGCTTATATGTCTGGAAAGCAAATTGCGGGTGTTCATTTAGGAGGAGGAGTCTGCAATTATGGTCTTAGTGCTACGTACATATCGGCGTTGCTGAAGAAACCGGAGGAAACCGCTGAGTGGTTAACGCATTTGCGTGAAACGCGTGGAGCGTTGCGCTATCAGCGATCGAAGTTTAATCCGGATGAGGCAATAGTCTTTGCTAATGGCAAGTACCATAATGTGGATTTATCTTTGTTGGAGGGAGATATTGAAATACCAATGGGTGAAGTTTACGCACCCACTCGTCGAGGCGAGGTAAACGTAAGCGCAAGTTTTCCACCACAGTATCGTGACGCGGTGGAACCATTGATTGGGGCAATTAATGTGGCTACTACAGAGATTCGCTCAAAAAAACTTGGAAGTGGCCGAGCAGGAATGCTCGGCCGAACAAGCGGACGAGTATCTGAAACGACACATGGAATTGATGTCGCAGCTGGACGAGAAGTTTATTCTTCTTCAAGCGCTTCAGGATTCAGTATCCAATCGTTACCGAGAGGTTCAAAAACTCTTGGTGGAGGTTCCGAAGACGGAGCGAACTGGTTTGGTGGAAGAGAACGAGAAGTTGAAGAAAGAATTGTCAGAAATCAAACAATTAAAAACAACTGCGAATGTAGAAGTGTCTTCACTGCGTCCAGTACCGCAGAAGGTGCGCAAGGCGAAAGCCCGTGGTGCACGTGCGACAATGCTGGACAAGTTGAGGGCGGATGGGATACAAACAGAGGAACTCATCAAAGCGCTAGTGGAAGCGGGCTTGGTTATACGCAAACCTGCGGAAGACAGTGCAAGCGATGTAGATCCCACAGTTGCCAATATTGCAGAAAGAAAACCGAGCGTATTAACGGCTCAATTGAGCGCCTTAATGGTGCCCAATTTGAAGCCTTAGCTCCTGGTTATCGAGAGCAATTTTGTTGGCCGCCTGGGGATGCTGAAGCTGTTGATGATTCCCTTTGTTATCATTCTAGAAAGTTTGCTGAATCTGTTGAAAAATTGGATGTTTCTGCCATTCCTTCGGGAATTTTGTTAAAATTGGAGCGGGTCTATGCTGAAACTAAAGTTGTTTGGAATGGCTGGCCGAGAGATTTTGGAAAATTCGTTCGCGATAGCTTGGACTGGGATGCCACTCCTGGCTGGCCGTGGAAGAAACATTACCCTACAAATAGAGATTTGTTCTTGTTTGATGGGTTTAATGTGGATGCCACAAGGCTGGCCATGGTGGAATATGCCGTCAAAATGCGTTGGAACGAACTTTT